ATTAGATGAATCAAAAGGTAAATATAATCCCCCTATTGCTTATCCTATGACTTATACACAAGACCGTGGTAATGATCCAGAAGGTGAACCTATTCCTGATTTATATTTTTGGGACGAAGAAACGACATCTTGGGCTTTACAAACTGATTAAAATACTCTAATAGAGTATTAATGAAAGAAACAAGAATTAGTGGCACGATTAGAAAAATGAAAGAACCAAGAATTATTGGAATATTTCCAACACCTGTTTACATATCTCAATTAAATAGAAAACTAACATCATTAGAATTAAAGTTTGTAGAAAAAAATAAAAAAAATTTTACAAAAAATGCAGGTAATACTACGTCTGCTAATAATTACATTTTAAATGAAAAACCATTTAAAAAATTAAAAAAAGAACTAGAGCTAAGAGTAAAAGATTATTTTCAAAGAATAATATCATCTAAAAATAATATTGAACCTTACATTACACAATCTTGGATAAATTATACTGAGAAAGATCAGTATCACCATAAACATACACATTGTAATTCACTTATATCAGGTGTGTTTTATATTAATTGTCATAAAACATTAGATAAAATTACATTTTTTAATGAAACGCATAGAACTATAAAACCTGAAGTTAAAAATTGGAATTTATTTAACTCTGAATCATGGTGGTTTCCAGTAACAACAGGAGATATTTTTTTATTTCCTTCTTCTTTAATGCATATGGTTGAAACTAAACAAGGAGAAAATACTAGAATAAGTTTATCTTTTAATGTTTTTATCAAAGGAACTTTTGGTAGTAACCATGATTTGACAGAACTTGTATTAGATTAATCATGAAAAAAAATTTAGATTTTTATATAAAAAGAATACCTAAATTTTTAAATAAAAAAATTTGTAATCAAACTATAAAAGAAATTAAAAAATTAAAATGGTCACAACATGAATTTTATGACGTAAATACCAAAGAACTCATAAATAGGTCTGGAGAACAAGAACTAGATATATTAATGAATATGAATGATGATGAAGGTATAGATTCAAAAATTATTATGGAAAAATTATGGTTAGCAATTGAAAGTTATATAAAAGATTATAATTTTGATTGGTTTAATAGTTGGCAAGGTTATTCAAGAATAAGATTTAATCGTTATTCAAAAACTAAAAAAATGGCGGAACACTGCGACCACATACATTCTTTGTTTGATGGCCAAATAAAAGGTGTACCTATTTTAAGTATTGTTGGAGTTTTAAATGATAACTACGAAGGAGGAGAATTTATAATGTTTAAAAATAAAAAGATTGAACTTCTAGCAGGAGACTTATTAATATTTCCCTCTAATTTTTTATATCCCCATAGAGTAGATCCTGTTAAAAAAGGAACAAGATATTCTTATGTTTCTTGGGTGTATTAATACATGCATACTTTAATAATTGATAATTTTTTATCAAAAAAAGAATGTGATTTTTTAATTGATTTCTATAAAAAAAATGAAAAAAAATCTTTTCTTTTTCGCGATGTTTACCCTCTTAGTCTAAATAAAAATAATTCTAAAATTAATTTTTTAGTAGAAAAATTAGAAGAAACCTCAAAGTTATTTAATTGTAAAATTGATTGGTTTGAATTAGTAAAATGGCCTGTAAATTCTAAACAAGAATTACACTTTGATCTAACAAGTGGTGAAACAACTCTAGCTTCAATAGTTTATTTAAATGAAGATTTTGAAGGTGGTCAAACTTACTATGAAGATACTACAACAATTAAACCTGTTTTAGGCAGAGGTTTATTTTTTAATGGTGTTTTTTATAAGCATGGAGTCAACAAGGTCGAGAAAAATACAAGGTACGTCGTGGCTACCTGGTATAAAAATACATAGTTTTAAATAATTGATATACAAATAAAAAGCAGATATAATGAATTACTATGCTACAAAAAATAGGATTTCAGCCAGGTATCAATAAACAAATATCAGAAACTACCGCAGAAGGTCAATGGGTAGACTGTGATAATGTTAGATTTAGATATGGATCACCTGAAAAAATAGGTGGTTGGAATCAATTAGGTAATACAAATGAGAATGAATTAACAGGTGCTGGAAGAGGTTTACATCATTTTATTAATAGCCTGTCTAGAAAGTATGCAATTATAGGAACAAACAGAATTTTATATGCTTTTTCTGGTGGTGTATTTTATGACATACACCCTATTTTTTCAACAACAACTCTTACAAATGCATTTAGCACGACCAATGGATCACCAACTGTAACAATAACTTATTCCTCTGCACATAATTTAGTTCCCGGTGATATATTATTAATGGATAATTTTACTGCCATAACTAATTCTAATTTTAGTGCTTCTGATTTTGATAATAAAAAATTTATGGTTGTAACTACACCAACAAACACAACCATAACTATAACAATGCCCTCCAATGAATCTGGATCTGGTGCAACAACATCTGGAGGTATAAGAATACAAAAATATTATACAGTTGGTCCAGCTGTTCAAGCAAAAGGTTTTGGTTGGGGATTAGGAACTTGGGGTGGTGAAGAGTCAGGAGCTGTAACTACTACGTTAAATGGTGCTTTGTTAAATGATACTGCTGGTACCGGTGGATCAGGAACATCTATAACTTTAAATGATGCTTCACAGTTTCCAAGTTCAGGAACAAATTTTATTCAAGTGGGTACTGAAGAAATATCTTACACAGGTATTTCTGGCAATGATTTAACAGGTATTACAAGAGCAGTTAGAAACTCAACTCGTGCTGCACATTCAAGTGGTGCTACTGTTACGAACACGTCTGATTTTGTTGCGTGGGGTGAGGCAGCATCTGGTGACCTGGTTCTTGAACCAGGTATGTGGTCATTAGATAATTTTGGTGACAAAGCAATATGTTTAATTCATGATGGCGCTTGTTTTCAATGGGATTCAAGCTTAACAAATGCTACAGAAACAAGAGCAACAATTATATCTGGTGCACCTACTGCATCAAGACACATGATTGTATCTACGCCAGATAGACACTTAGTATTTTTTGGAACAGAAACAACGATTGGAGATACGTCAACACAGGATGATATGTTTATAAGATTCTCTGACCAAGAGGACATAAACACATATACACCTACAGCAACCAATACAGCTGGTACACAAAGACTGGCCGACGGATCACAGATCAGAGGAGCAATTAGAGGTAGGGATGCTATATATGTTTGGACCGACACAGCGTTATTCACACAACGTTTTGTTGGACAACCTTTTACATTTGCATTCTCGCAAGTTGGAACTAACTGTGGACTAACCGGACAGAACGCATGTGTGGAAGTTGATGGTGCTGCGTATTGGATGTCAGAGAATGGTTTTTTTAGATATGCTGGTAAGTTAGAATCATTACCATGTTTGGTAGAAGATCATGTTTACGATGATATAAATATTGATTCTGGTAATCAAATGATATCTGCTGGATTAAATAATTTATTTGGTGAGGTTATATGGTTTTATCCATCTTCAACTTCTTCTGTGGTTGATAAAATGGTTGCGTATAATTATTTTGATTCATCACCACAAAGACCTGTATGGACTGTAGGAACTTTAGCTAGAACAATGTGGAGAGACTCCGCTGTATTTGGTTTACCACATGCAACAGAATACGACGCAGATGATGATACATCTTTTGATGTTGTGGGAAATACAGAGGGTAAAACAAGTTACTATGAACATGAAACAGTAGTAGATCAAAATAGAAATGGAACTATACCTGCAATAACAGCTAACATATTATCAGGAGATTATGACATAAGTCAAAGATCAGTTAGGGGTCAATCAACAGGCACAGCTGATCTTAGAGGAGATGGTGAGTTTATAATGAAAATAAGAAGATTTATACCTGACTTTATATCACAAACTGGTGACACTAGAGTTACATTAAATTTAAGAGATTTTCCAAATGACTCAGCCACGAGTTCAGCACTTGGTCCATTTACTATTACTTCATCAACTAAAAAAGTAGACACACGTGCAAGAGCTAGAGCGATCGCATTAAAAATAGAAAATACATCAACTAGTCAAGATTGGAAATTAGGAACTTTTAGATTAGATATACAACCAGACGGGAGACGATAATGCCACTAACAAAAAAAGGTAAAAAAATAATGAGATCTA